CACCCGAACCAATTTGTCAATGGCGGTGGCAATTTCAATGTCCGTTAGGTCGTAAACCCATTGTTTATTTGTCATGGTGTAAATATATTATCTAAATTGATCCAACCAACTTCCTTTATTTTCCACACTCTGTTGATAAGGTAGTTCATCGTTCCATCGTTCTTGTGAAATGTAAGTTGCGAAATGCGGGATAAAATCCATTTTTTCGGCCTTGCGGTGGCTTTGTATGTAATTTGGTACATGGTTAATAATATGCAACCGATTCGTTTCAGTTAATCGCTTAAATCGCTCGTATGCAACTTTCTTTGGGCCAACCTTTGTGTATGCAATCCAAACTTGTTCAAATTGCTCTTTGATTAAGTTATTATCTACTTTCTCATTTACAATTTCAATTTCATTTTCATTTTCATTTTCCATATGTAGAACATATGTTTTTGATGTGATTAACATATCTTCTTTCTTTTTCCTATTATTCCTTCTTGATTCGGAATACGCTTTACGCTTATCAACTTCTTGTTCCAACCTGGGATTAAAATAGTTCCCCGCCTCATCGCGTTCAAACTTTTCAAAGATATCTGCATCATGTGTGCCACATATCTTTAACATATCTTTTTCGCTCAACCTACCTTTTTGGTGTTGGGCGCACATTAATCGTATGAATTTGCCAACTTGCTCATTGTCCATGAACATCGTGCCAGTTAGGAAGTCACTTGAATAGAATAAAAATGCTGGATCTTTTGACATAAATTAAAACCCCAAACAATTGATGGCGGTCGCAGTGCCAAAAACTGAATGGGGTTGTAAAGATTTTTCAAAGTTATCTGCGACATAACTGTAATACACCACGAATATACAAAAAACAACTATATTTGCAAAGTCCTTTTTGTTATTTGTCATATCAATTGGATTGGGGGGCGTCATTGCCCCCTTCCTTTTTAAGTTGGTACAACGCTATCATCGCCACAAATAAAAATCTTTACGGCTTTGATTAAAATTGAATCTTCGTTGGAAACATACTGTGCGGGTTCGTACACCTCGCCCGTTTGTTCGTTTAGGAACAATCCTTTGTTCATGTTCTTGTACGCCATTTGGTGCAGTTTCTCGCGTTCCTTTAATGCGTTTTTGAGTTCCACCACCTGGGGGATGTGGTCGTATGAATAACGCCCCGCACCCGCTTTTCGTGTTATCTCATAACCACAATACACTTGGCCATTCCATTTGGATGCTTCGTTCAATGCCAATGGTTTGATTTGGTCTTGGAAATTCTTGATGGTATCGGCAAGTTCTTTCAACTCGATGTGGAATTGAAGGGGGCAATAATTACCGCCCCCAACTTCCAACATTGTATCGCTCAATGTTTCAATCATGTGTTTCATACGAATCTAAATTTAACGATGTTTCGATTTGTGTTTTGAACGCGAACCACATCAATGAAACCACCCTTTTCGTACATCTTCAACCAATTTGATAACTCGCTGACTTGATGCCTTGCCTGGATCTTGATGAATTCTTCATCGTAACGATACACCCATTCTTTTCCATAAAATCTTTGTACATCTTCCATGAAATCACGGGTTGATTGGCGAACCCTCCAACCACGGGTTTGTTTGGGTTTGTGTCCTTGAAACAATCGGTTCAAAATCTCCGTTGCTTGTTTCAATGTGGCCAACTCCTCTTCTGTGAATTGGCCAAATAATTGTTGTTGTGTCATATCTTGTTATTAAAATGGTAAATCATCGCTTCCTTTTGCGATTGGTTTGTATTGTGATAAGGTGTCGGTTCCAGTCAAAACATACTGTTCAAAGATTTGGGCGTATGCCAATACTTCGTGCAACTTAATGTCGCCATTGATGGCTAAATCCCCCGCAACTTTTAACACGCTCATTCGCATGATGTGTTTGCCCGTGTCGGGATCCTTGGGTTTCGGGGCTTGGAATCCACCTTGCTGAACCTCGGCGGGTTTACATTTGTAATAAATTGTGCCTTGGTACTCACGATCCGTTAACACATAATCCACTTCCTGGCCCACCACAAACTTGGTTTGGTTTTGGGTTTTGGCGTTGTACTCGGCCACATCTCCATTGGCGAATGAAATTTGAAATTTGTACAACATACCATACTGGCCGTTGTAAGTTCCGTTGGCGGTTACATTGGTTACCGCACTTCTTTTGTTTTGTTCCATGATATTTGATTTGTTAGGTTGTAATTTAGTTTTTGTAAAATCTCGAATTGCTTTTCCATTGATAACCCGTTACGCTTGAATTGAAATTTCCATGTGGTAACTGTGTAATAATTGGTTTGCAATAACTCGGATAACTCTTTGTTGCTTTTGCTGAATACTTCGTTTAATGCTTCGTATGTTGTCATAAAATTAAAATGGTATATTGCTATGCCCCGCCGCCATTCCCAGGTTGTACAACCATCCAATGTCGGATAATTCCAAAACCATTGCACCGCTATCAATGTCCGTGCCTTGTGATTTGAAATAACGCTTTTCCACAATCGTGATGGCTTCGCTCATGTATTCGCTTTTCTTGATTATTTCAATCACTTTATGCATTTCATCAACGAACAGAAAGTTTAAGGTGTAAAGCGTTTTCATTTGTCGCCCCTCCCTTTGTACATTCTGCGTTGGTACAACATTTGGGTGAACTCATCAAATTCGGGGATGATTTCATCGCGTTCAAATTGGTAGGGCTTGGCTTCCTCGATGTTTTGGAAACGCTTGGAATTGCGTTTGATACAATGCCACGCATACATCACCGCAATGGTGATAGGCGTTAAAATGATTAGGTAGATTAAATCCATGTCGTTTGTCATATTGTTCCACAAATATACATTTGAAATTTCAAATTCCAAAACATTTGATGAAAAAAGAAAGGGAAATTAATCCCTTTTCTTTGTGAATGGCCTTATTCTTTTGTGAGTGACTGCAACATGGCAATCAATTTTGGGCATGGGTACACATCCGCTTTGTCTGGGCGAACTGAATTGTGTGTGTAAACGCCAGGTTCATTCTTCAATGCCCGTTTAGTTACCGCCCAAATATCTTCGTTGTATTCCAATGGGATGCCGTATTTGGTTGACCATAGGATCAACAAATCCTTGATGGATGCGATTTGTTCATCCGTGTATGAATGCCACAACTTGTATCCTTTGTATGGTTTATCCAATTCGGTTACTTGGTCGGCGGGTATTTCACCACCCACATAATTGTAAAACTTTGTTCCCTTCTTGGTGATTGGCCCCCAATTGCAAACCTCAATACCAATTGATGTTTTGTCTAATGGCAAATAAGGACATCCCAAAGGTTGGAAATGCTTTGTTCCCAATCCCAAATGATAAGCCCAATACTCGCTTCCAAATCCTTGCACAATTGTTCCATCCGTACTGATGGCAACACAAGTTGAAACCTTGTTGGCTACCTTTTCCCAATACGCAAAGGTTTGTTCACCGCTTCCGTTTCCCGCCGTGTGGTGTAAATACACCTGGGTTTTCTTCACCGCTTCGCGATTGTATGCCCGAAATGGTACTTGTTTAATTTTCATTTTGTTTGCTGAATTTATCAATTGATGTAAAACCCAATGACATTATCACGATCCATTCCACCGCCTCCACCAATTCTTTGGATGGTGCAATATCTTGTGGTGACATGGAATTGTGTGCCATCGTTCCGAATAGTACGAACGCCCCAATGATTCCCACGAACCGCTTGGAACTCAATTCGCCTTTATCGCCTTTGAAAATCTCGAATATCTTTTTCATTTGCCTTGGCCTTTATATGGTTTGGATGATTTGTGTTTGTTAACTGACTTCGTATGCCTTCCCAATTTGCGTTTGGGCTTGGCACGAAATGTTGATGTGTTGGAAACCTTTGCCATTACAACCCGTTTAATTTAATCATGTTTGAAATGGATGCCGTGTCTATGTCCGCTGTATCAATGCCCATAAAAATCATGGTGTTTGCATACTTTTCCGCCTTGGCTTGTGCCTTGGCAACATCCGCTTTTAACGCTTCTTTTTCTGCAACCTTTGATTCAACCATCTTTGCGTTCATCGTTTGAGCCATTTTGGTGACTTCTCCCGCACTTTGTAGGTTTTTTGATACCTTGTTAAGCAACGCATCTATTTCGTCAATCTGTGGGCTTGGGTTAGCGTGGGCAATTGTGAACACATAACCAGTGATAAACAATGCAGTAAATACGATTAAAAGATTTTTCATAATTTCTTCATGGTTTGCATGATGCGGATTTCGGTCATGGTTGCAGCCAAACACGAATCGGACTTTTTAAGGGCGTATGTGAGTTTGTCAATCTTAATATCCAACGCTTCTATCTTTTGGTTTGCCTTTTCAATTTGTTCTTTATAGCCCGAACGCAAGTCCATATACAAATAAGACACAGCCAACAACATACAAAAAGAAACTGCGGCAATTGGATTCTTACGAAATTGCTCAAAACTGACGGGTAACGCATTGGGTTTTACTTTCGGGGCAGTCATTATTCAATTGTAGTTAATGGTTCTGGTACAATGCAATAAGGTGAATCGGGAAACTTGGCACAATACCCACTCAAATACAAAGAATCATCCCCACTAAAAGTATGAATCCCCATTGGGTCTGGCCATACCTCATACGGAGTAAACTCTGTCGGTACTTCTGCATAAAATAGAATGTCAACCGCCCACTTGTCCGACTGCTTTGTGCATTCGCCTTCTTCGTTTGTCTCTAAACAAATAAACCCAATTTCAACAACTGCGCAATCTTTCCAAGTTGTCACGGTTTGACCGTCTGGCGTGGTTGTGGTTTGTTGTATGTCTTTTTTTAATTTCTCCCAATCTGCGGGTAAAAATTCAAATTTATGAAAACTTTTCATTGTGTTAAATTGTGGTTAATGATGCAAGTTCGGCGTTGGTTAGGCGGGTTGGGAATAAAGCATATTGATTAATTTCTGCTTTTTCCATATACCCACTGCCATTGGCATAATCTATTAAATTAATGCTATTGCAAGTAGGTACTGTTCCGCTTGTAACGGTTGCGATTTGAACTCCGTTTATATAAAAAACAAAATCGTTTGCTTTGTAGGCAATAGCCACCTTATAGTTTCCTTGCGTCAAAGCATTTGGGCTGAATATATTTACTTGCGTACCTGAATTATCTACAAATGCTTGTAAAAAATTAGTGCTGTTTATGTAAAAATAAATGCCATTTGCGGGACTTGAACTATTGTAAATTTGCCCTATTACAAAATCATTTCCAATAGGTGTTTGTAATTCAAAATCTAAAAAAATTGTCCCTTGACTTTGCCCAATCAAACTACTTATCCCCGTTTTGAAACAAGCATCCGCAACCCTTGTTGCGCTTGCTGAGGTTGTATTTATATACGATGTGACATAACTTGACGCTTCGCACTGAAATCCCCAAACATAAACTTGCTTATTGCTTCCCGTGTAGGTTTCGCTTCCCGTGTCATCGGCTAAACCAATACGGAAGTTTGGCGAACCACTTGCCGCCATTGTGCGAGTATAAACAATTCTATACCATCCGTTTCCAACACTTGTAATTGATGCCGTGACATCGCCCGTTGAACCTAAAATTGTACCATTTTGAATGTCGTAATCAACATATTGTGATGTAGAACCATTGTAAATGTTTACCGTCATATATTGACGGCTTATGTATTTGGCATAAAACGAAATTGTATACGCCGTACTATTTGCAAAGGTTATACCTTGATAAATCCAATGTTGTGTACTTGATGCCGTGCCATCATCCAAAAGGTCTGCATTTTGTGTGCCGTCTGGGCTTATGCCTTGATTTGCGGTAATTGTCAAATTGTTAGAAGCCCACGCACCATTGTCTACTTGTTCAGAATAAAGCAAAATATTCGTACTCTGCTTCTCCAACAACAAACTCGGACACCCCCCGCCCCCGTTTTGATAAGTTAATCGTGGAACATTTAGGCGGTCGGTAGTGGGGAAATAGGGTTTGGCAGTTGAGCCGATGTTTAATTGTGCGCCCCATGCGTAAACGGTTACACCCGAACTACTTACTAATTTAGGATAGCGCGTTGTTGCTGCGGCTTGTTGCGTAACTGTAAACCTTTGCCATTCAGTTGTGACTGTAATTGATGGGGTTGTGTAATCTATATTGCCCCAATACATCGTAGCCGTTCCACTTGCAACGCGTAAATAAATAGTTAAGGTATATGTTTGGTCTACTATTAAATTTCCAACACTTTGCACAATTTCGTTTGAACTTGCACCAAATACTAATGTGTCTGCGGTTGTTGTTCCGTTTGGTGCTGCAACTGAATTTGCCGTAACAGTCACCCCCGTTTTACTCCAAACCGCATTGTCAAAAGTTTCCGATTGTTCCAACAAATTCCACGGGCAAACCTCAACCAACCCCGCACTATTTATTCGTGTTCCGTTGGATGCACGGGTGAAACTTAAATCGCCTGCACCACTTGTGGGTATTTGAGAATAAACAACATCCTCTTTGTATCCGCTTGGTATTAAAACCAAACTCGCTTGTTCTAAAAGTGTACTCATTCTTGTGAATCTAAATTATCCAATTTGAAAATCATGCAGTCCACACCTTCGTAATAACCACCATCCGCAGTTACCCTATTGGTATATTCTAACGCCAATACCGCCCCACCCGCTTGGGTGAAGGGAGTAACACCCATTGCAATCCCAACAAACATTATTCGTTGTAAAGTACGATTGAACCCGATGTCAAGGTAATTGATGAAATGTAGTTGCCATCTGCAACGCAATGGAATGGACCAGGTAACAAGGTTGTACCCGTCAATCCCATGATAGTCATCAATGAATTCCCGTCCTTATCCAAACAAGCCGAAACAACGGCATTTGAATTGACAAAAAATCCACGGAATCTACCCGTTTTTGCGGTGGTATTGGCTACGGCTACACTTCCAGTGTAACCTGCGGTAAATGCTGATCCTGCGATACTCATATCTATAAAACGATTTTAAGGTTAATTGTTACGGATTACGGGTGATTTGCCCAATGCCTTGCGCCCACAAAGTGCCATCACAACACTTTTTGGAATATGTGTTTTTGTCCTTACACAAACACGCCCGTGTTCCACCACCTTGCGGGGATGACCTTGATGGGGTTTTCCACCCATTCTGTGTGTTGTTCGGATTATTCGGGTTGTTCCAATTGCTCATTTTTTGAAAATTAAAAGGATTAAAAATAACAATGCCAATACCAACCCAATTGCCGTCCCCACCAATTGTGGTACACTGATGCGTTCTTTGTACTGAACTTGTGGTGGTAATTGAATGGTCTTGGTATAACGGATGGTGTCTGCCTTCACAATTGTTTGAACTCTTATTACATCGTGATTGCGGTATACAATCGTTTTAACGCCATCTTTTTCAATTGTAAGGGTATCAATCGTTTTTGTGTTGAAAGTGTCCGTAATGGTCACGGAATCGCGTACAAAGATGGTATCAATGCCATACACACTTATTTGTGCCATCTCTGGGCATTTCTTGATGGCTTGTTTCAAATGATATTCCGCTGAACACCCCGTCAACAAAAACAAAAGAATAGTTGTTTTTGTGAACAAATCACAATTGGCGGGTTTCACGATTTTCAATTCCGTGAAGTATTTGGTCAATTTCTTGACCTTTTCATCCTTTGGCTTGTATGTCTTTTTTACAAATTCCATGAAACATAGTTTGATGGGTT